CTAAGTTCAATAGTCTCCCCCATTATTTCTTCACATTCACCAACTGATAAGGCATAAACAACATATAAATGAGTTGATGAATTTCCAGCGGTGTCCATATAAACTATTTGCGCACCAACCCTTCTTGATCCATATATAACAGGAATTTTGCCACCAGCAGCAATCTTGTTAGCCATGATATCTTGCCCTTTTGCTAGCATGTCTTTTGCTTGCATATACCCTTTGACACCAACGCCAAGAGTTAGGACTGTCATGGCTATCTGAAAGCCATCACTAGCCATTACTTTAAGTATAAAAGCTCCTACTGCTCTAAAGAAATCCATTAGCTACCCCACCTGACATCTGATTTAGTCTGAGTAGCAAACTCCATCCCTTTATCGCCCGCGCTAAAACCCTCTTGAGATTCCTCGCTGAAATGGCGTCCTTTAGTTAAATTCCAATTAGCCCAATGAGAAGCAACTTTTAGCGATAAGTTTGAACTACTTACAGTTTCAGAAATAGAGACACTTCTGATTTTTCCAGTAAAGTAATTTATTGCGCCAACTATTGATTCATTTTCATTAAAATAGGCTAAATGTATTTCAACTATTTTGTCTGTAAATGATCCATCTTGAACTAATGCCCTTACCTGATCTGTTACGTTAGAAAAACCCATGCTAATCTCATCCACTTGTAATTGACCTGTTTCAGTTATTGAATCAACACTAAGAAAACTTCCACCGGCTTCATAAGCTTCAGAATTAAATGTAACGTTTGAATACCAATCAGTTAATCTAATCGTTGATGATAATTGTAGTTCTACTAAAAATGCTGTCTTAGTTGTAGGTGCAGAAACTTGCGCTTGTATAGCTGTTGATAAGGTTCTTGGCATTAGATCGACTCTCTGACATCAAACGATATTGAGTAAAAACCAGAAGCATTTGTAGAATACATAATTTCACCGCTTGATAGATATACTGTAAATTGTGGTTTATTAACAACAACTGCTGAATTGTTTGCTATGGCTGTTACCAAACTGGGCGATATTAAAACTGTTAATTGACCAGATGAATTAGCATCTATATCTGCTTGCACCATATAAACTTTTGTATGACCTGTAAACTTAATAAGATCACCAGCTTTTAAAGCCCCAGATTGATTAGCTGTAAACCCATCCAAGGCTATAGAGCCATCACCAATAGCTTGAGCGCCATTAGCTAATATATCCGTTTCTGATTTAGCAGCTCCCAAATTGTCCAGAGGTGCTGCAATTGTGAAATCCTCAAAACTTCCTTTCTGTTTTTGTAAAAATGCAAAATATGCCTGCCCATTTTCTTGGGTCATTGGTGGCATTTGAACTGTAAAGCTAAAATATTGTCCGCCTACTAATCTTGCAGTTTTTTTACCTGACAAAGTTTGGTTAAGTATCGTTGGCTGATTATCTTTAAACTGTAAAGATTTAAATCCTATTGTTGTTGGGTATAGACCAGACATTATATAACTCCCATCTTGCCTTGATTATTCATGGCGTTATTTATTATTGATGTTATTAATCCTTTTCTTGATTGCAGCAATTGGTCAAAGCCAGCTGCATCTACTGCATTAATATTAAAATTAACTGTTGCGCCCATTCCCTGCCCTTGTTCGTGATCTACTACTGTTTCATTTGGATGAACCATTGCCATAAAGCCACCCTTTCCATCCATTCCACCTGCTCTGACTCCTCCGCCTGTATATCCACCGCCTTCAAAATCAGACATTGCATCTACCGCATTACCAAAATCACCATTAAATACACTTCCAATATTTCCAATTGCAGTTGTAGCCATGCCAACTAATTTTTTTACTATAAACACATTGATTAATTCGTTTATTACCGCTTGCGCTATAGACGTTGCAAGTTTCCCAAAGTTTAAAAATTCAGTATTTGCAAAGTCAAAGAAATTTTTAAAAGCTGATGTAAGTTGACCCTCAACAGTATTTGCAAACTGTTGAACTACAGTTATATTTTCTTTAATATTTTTTTTAAATTCTGCTAATGGAGCTGGGTTTGTTAATTGTGCATTTAGTTTTTTTTGTATTTCTATCTGCTTTTCTCTTTTTGCTATTGCTTCTTCCAGCAATATAATTTCAGCTGCTGCATTATCTGCCCTCGGCTTGTATTGCGTTGCTGCAATTTTTCCAAATTCACCAAGGAGTCTTGTATTTTCTTTATATATGCCCTGTTGTTCAATTAGCATTTCATTAAGTTGACCTAAATCTTTAGTAAATAAATCAGGACTTATTAAGCCCATTGTTTCTGCGAAATTTAATATAGCGGTTGAAGTGCTAATAAACGCTTCTTGTAATGGAAGTAATACCTGCCTTTTAAGCCTGTTCATAGTGTCGTTGAAAGCTTCGGCTTTTCTTATAGATTCTTCTGTAATGACACCTGTTGCAGACTCAGCCAGATCATTCATGGCATCAGAACCGCCTTTAACTAGGTTAGCCATTGTTATACCAACCTTTGCACCAAAGACTTGAGCTAATAAAGCATTTCTTTTGAATGGCTCTTGTATAGAATCCAGACTAACAAAAAATTCTTTAAATAAAGCTTCAGACTTTTTAGTTTCACCGCTTGAGTCTTTTAAGGATATCCCCATTTCCTCAAACGCCTGCTTAGCCAAACCAGTTCCCATTGTGGCTTCACCAACTCCCTTAGAGAAAAATTTGAGCGCCTTATTAAACTGTTCAGTTTCTACGCCAGATTGTTGGGCTGCAAATTGGTATTTTTGTAAGAATCCAGTTGTAACCCCAATAGCATCTGCTGTTTTTCCGATATTATCAGCAACCTCTAAAGTTTCAGCTCCAAACTGAACAATGGCTCTAACCGCAAAAACACCAGCAAATGCACCAGCCAGCTTCTTCATAGCTCCCTGAGTTTTACTAATGTTCTTATCTACGCCAGAAAATCCCTTCTTAGTATTATCCTTTGCTGAAATTCTTAATTTATAATCAGTTGCCATTTTTCATTTGCCTGTTTTTTTCTTCTAAATACGCCATCCATCCAGTAAATTCGGATAAGGTTAGCTTTTCTTCTAGTTCAACTACTGTGCAATGCAGTAATTCAGCTAAATAATACCTAGCAAATAAGTCCTTATCCTCTGCTACTTTTTTGCTTGCTGCTCATAAGTTGGGCTAGACATTATTTCAGTCGCTACCCTTGCTAAAACATCCTTATCAACATTGTTCATTAATGCGTTTTTATCTGATAGATCAAATACTTTTTCACCATCAGAATCTAAGGCTTTATGTATTAAGCAATATGCCATCAACGCAACATCATCATCTTTTGCAAATCTTTGCAATTTAGACATTTCTGCTAATGTTAATGGCTTTGCATATACCTTTAGAATTTCATCTCCATCACTCCATTCAGGAATCTCTATCTCTTTTATTTCCAACCCATCAAAATGGGCTTTAGCCTTATCAATTATTTTCATACTTATACTGTTGCTGTACTTAAAGCACCAGTTCCCTGAACTGATATAGATGCTTCAACCATTCCATCAAATGAGCCAGTAATAGTTTTACCTGTTACCAATGCTGTACCACTATAATAAGTGTCACCTGATGCCGCGCCCTCTGGATAAAATACTAAAGTTACTGATGCTCCTACTGCCAATGCTACTTGACCTGCTGAATCAGTCTCATCCCAGAAGCAATCTACACTTCCGCTAAAACTTGTTAGACTTGGCAAATATGTTCTTGCAGCATCTCCCATTTTTGTAGTTTCAAGCGTATCTGCGGATTCTTCTATAGAGTATGATTTCACTTCAGCAATTTGTGCGCTCCCAACTTTAACCAAACCTTCTTTCCCTGCGTGAGTTGCCATAATTTATTCCTCGTTTTTTTTACTTTGTTTTGAAGAAGATTTAATTGGGGCTGCTTCTTCTTTCCAACCCTTTTCTTTTAGATACGCCAGTTTGTGTTCTGGTGCATCAATAGAATCTATGCCATTTGGACTAATCATTTTCATAATATTCCCTCGTTAAACTGCCACGTCTGGAGCTTGCTCTTTGACGTAATAGTTAGTTAAAAAATTCAATGTCGCGTATGCCAAAGGCGTTTCACCTTCTGCATTAAAATCAATCTCAGTTGATTCCAGATAACAATCTTTAGCCAATCCATTTAAAGTAGGGTCTGCTGCAATCGCTATTTCTACCTCTTTGGCTGATGTATCTATAGTGTCATCAAAATTACTAGTAGCTTTAACGTAAATCTCAACAGCAACAGTTAAATTTCTACTTGATAATCTGTTAGTTCCTATAACCTCTGGCATTGAGTCCTCTGACTTGGTGTAAACCAATAAAGCTGGCGTTCCGCCTGTAGCTAATGGATAAACCCTTGATTCATAAACTCTATTCCCAGTAGTTGTTAAATTATTAAGAGTAGTTGCTATTTGCTCTCTTATTTGATTTCTTACATGCTTTGCCATTAGATTTTCTGAAGCTCCAAAGCACTAAAGCCAGTTCTGTCACTTTGTATATTTACAACAGTAAAATTAGCTGCTGGACTTAAAATATTGCCCTCAACATCTTTAATAGCTGAAACTTGTAAGGTGTTTCCATGCGCAATACTCGGCACGTCTATTGATCTGCAATATGCAACCGGCTTAGTTGCTTCTATAGAAACTTCCAATCCGTCTTGCTCGACATATTCATTATTTAAAATAATGTTTATAGTTGTTTGTGCGTTTCCGCTATTGGTATAAATCGCCTGCACACCATGCCCAAAATTTATATCTAAATATGACGCCATATCTGATTCAGTTTCCATTAAATATTGAGACATGATTATTGAATTGCCAAGACAAGTTCAACCATTCCAACATTATCAGGCTGAGCATTAACTACAACAAAATTTGTCGCTGGGGTTAATGTAGAGCCATTGTTTGTAGTGATTGCATTAACTGTCACCCTATCATTAATACTTATGTTTGGAACGTCTGTTGCCCTTACATGCGCCCTAGGCTGATAGCCTTCAACTGCAACTGCATTACCTTGTATAGAGAAATAATCTTGGTCAATTATAAGATTGATTCCGTAAGAGTTGCCAGAATCAATATCAAAGTAAGAATCAACTAAACCCAATCTTGAGTCCCAAAGATTTCCTTGTAATGAAAAAAAAGTAGCAGTTACCCCGCCAATCTGCGGATTCACATAACTATTAAAATCTCTGCTACTTTCTAAAGGCATGACTACTTATCTGATCTCTTTTTTGGAGACTTAATTGCTTTATTATCTAAAGGTTTGTCTTTGTGGCTTACATCCTCTGCACAATGACTTGTAATAAATTGTTTGGCTTCAGCAGTTGTTACATCCACTACATCACCTTCGTATCTGGTAACACCTCTAACGTGTGTCGTTTTTAAAATTCTAATTTCCATAATTTTTTCCTAAAAAAGGGTGACCAATTAAGGTCACCCAGAACAACAATACTAGTTAAGCTAATATGTCTTTAATAACCCCAAATCCGTCATCATGTCTTAGACCAACGTCTAAGTCTTGGAAGAACGCAAGACGTGTTCCACCAGATGTAGATAGAGAAGAAGTATCAACTACAACATCAACACCAGACCAGAAGCCAAGCATGACGTTAGAGAAATCTCCAAATATAGCAGCTGAACAATTAGCGCCAGAGTTACCTTTTACAAGGTTGCTTGGTACTAAAGTAGTTGAAGATACGTCATAACCTAGAATTGAATTAACAGCTTCCATTATGAAGTTACCTTCAGCTCCGCCAGCTTGCTTAGAGATAGTTCTAAGAGCAGCAACAACTTTTGGGTTAGTTAAAAATGCTGGATTACCACCCATAGCATTAGACGTGTCTACTGCTTTGATTAGTTCAACAATTTTTGCATAAGTAACAGCTAAACCATTAGTTCCCATAGCAACAACATTACCAGAAGCAACGTTAGGTATAATTCCAGATGGCTCATTTGTAGCCCCACCTTGAATAGCAACTTGGTCAATTTTTCTAGCAAACTGAGAAATGATGTCATTTCTTAATACTGCTTCTACTGAAGGATCAGACTGAAGCATTAGCTTTCTAGAACAATCTACAAATGAAGCCAAAGTTTTTGGTGTCATAGTCACTTGCTCGAATACTGCTGCGCCTTCTGTAGGAGCTGCACCTTCTGCAACAAAAGCTGTATTAGTTGTTTGAGCTGATAACTTAGGAATTGCAACGTTGCCTTTTAGACCTGTCATAACTCTAGCACCTAACTCACCAATGCTTAATTTAGCGTATAAAGCTGAAATAAACTGGTCTGCAAGATGATCTGTACCAACTAAAAATCCAC